GTTCATAGAAGTTTTTATGTCGGTAAACACCAATAACCTTTAAGGCTGGTATGAATGATGTCGTAACTCCTGTCGTGAAAAGAGGTAGACCTCGTAAGGCAGACCTCAAGAAAGCAAAGAATAAAGTAGGTAGACCACCGAACAACACTGGTCGCTTAGCTGAGTTCAAACAACGCTTACTCGGTACTACAGGTATGAAAGTTATCGAGAAGATCATTCAGATTGGTCAAGATGACGCTCATCCTGGTCAGATGGCAGCATTAAAGATGGCAATGGATCGTATCTTACCGATGTCGATGTTTGAGAAAGATAAGAATGGTGGTCGTAACGCTGTAACGATTAATATCACTGGTATCGGTGAAGCTAATGTCGAACAAGCTGATGTCATTGATAATGATTACGAAGATGTAGATTACAAGGAAAACAATGGCTGATCTAAACTTTCAATTATTAGATTGGCAAAAAGAAGTTTATAGCGACTCTACACGCTTCAAGGTAGTGGTTGCTGGTCGTAGGTGCGGTAAGTCAAGATTGTCTGTTGTAAACCTTCTTGTTGAGGGTTTAAAGTGTCCTAAAGGATCTGCTGTGATGTATGTCGCACCCACCCAAGGACAAGCACGACAGATTATCTGGGATGCTATTATGGATCTTGGTCGGGATGTTATCTCGAACAGCCACGTTAACAACATGGATATTACTTTGATTAACGGTGCTAAGATTTATGTTCGTGGCTCTGATCGCCCTGATACGCTTCGAGGTGTTAGCTTAACGTACCTCGTGTTGGATGAGGTAGCTGACATTAAAGCAGATACCTGGGAGAAGGTTTTAAGAGCTTCGCTTAGTGATAAAAAAGGTCGAGCGTTATTTATCGGTACTCCTAAAGGACGTAATTGGTTTTATGATATGTATAACCTTGGATTGTCCGAGGAAGATTCAGAGTGGAAGTCTTGGCACTTTACAACAAGAGATAATCCATTAATTGACCCTGAAGAGATTGAAGGTGCAAAGAAGTCATTAAGTTCATTCTCCTTCAAGCAAGAGTATGAAGCCTCATTCGATAACGCTGGTACTGACGTATTTAAAGAATCATGGTTAAAGTATGGTCCAGAGCCTCAGTACGGTAATTATTATATTGCAGTAGACTTAGCTGGCTTTGAGAACATCAACAACACACAGGCACGTAAGAATCGTTTAGATAAGACTGCTATTGCTGTCGTGAAGTCCACTGAAGATGGTGTATGGTTTGTGAATAAGATTGAGACAGGTCGTTGGGACGTTAAAGAGACTGCAGCTAGGATTCTCAAGAATGTTAAAGAGTTTAGACCTATGGCTGTTGGTATCGAGCGAGGATCATTAAAGAATGCTGTCTTGCCTTACCTCAGTGACTTGATGCGTTCAAACAATGTTTATTGTCATATTGAAGACTTAACACACGGTAATCGTAAGAAAACAGAAAGAATCATTTGGTCACTCCAGGGTCGCTTTGAACATGGTAAAGTAATCCTGAATGAAGAAGAAGAATGGGCAGACTTTAAGGATGAGTTCTTAATGTTCCCCACACCGCAGGTGCATGACGATTTACTTGATGCTTTAAGTTACATAGATCAACTTGTAGTAACCACGTACTTCTCAGAAGATGACGAAGAAGATTATGAACCATTAGACATTATAAGTGCTTACTAATATGACCTGTCCTATAGTTACTCGTGATATAAAAGAAAACCTCAAGAAGCGTGATTGGGCATTTAAGGAAGTAGGCTACGGTCCTGCTAACCCTGAAGAGCCTAACAAAGTCTTTTGGGCTGCTAGAGCTGAAGAGTGGAACACTACCACTGACCAAGCTAAGACGATGCGTTGTGGTAACTGTGCTGCTTTTATTCAAACCCCTGAAATGATGGAATGTATCCGTAGTGGCATAGACGCTGAGAAAGACAGCTATGCTGAGGATGTAGTTGATAGTGCTGGTTTAGGCTATTGTGAGTTATTTGATTTTAAATGTGCTGCTTCTCGTACCTGCAGTGCATGGCTTGTTGGTGGTCCGATTACTGAAGAAAGAGAAGTTGAGTATGATGACCCCTTTGAAAGTTCAATTAAGTCTTCTATAGAGGAAAATAATGGCTGATCCACAATTAGGTAAGTTTTTAGGTAAAGACGAAGAAGTTCCAACCTCTGATGCAGATAGAGAACTTATTGGCTTTATTAATGAACATTGTGATGAGTGGCGAGATCACAGAGATGTAAACTATACGATCTATTGGGAAGAGTATGAGAGGATGTTCCGTGGTATCTGGGACCCTGCTGATAAGAGCAGAGACTCTGAGAGATCACGCTTAATCACTCCTGCTATGCAACAAGCTATCGAGTCTAAACAATCAGAGATCTCCGAAGCAGTGTTTGGTCGTGGTCGCTTCTTTGATATTGAAGATGATCTACAAGACCAGAACAAAGGTGACATGGAGCTAGTTACTCGTCAGATGCACGAGGACTTTAAACACAGTAAGATTAAAAAAGCAATTGATGATGTGATTCTTCTTGCTGAACTGTACGGTACAGGTATCGGTGAGATCACTGTAGCAGAGAAGATTGTTATGTCTCCTGCGACACAACCTATCCCAGGTGCTCAGGTAGCTGCTATCGGTGTACAAGAAAAGAAACAGTTCATGGTTGGTTTAAACCCAATCAATCCTAAGAACTTCTTAATTGACCCTAACGCTGATTCTGTTGATGATTCACTCGGTGTGGCTGTCGAAGAGTATATGTCGTATTACACCATTGTTGATGGTATTGAAAAAGGTATCTATCGTAAGATTAATATTCTACCTACATATACAAGCACTCGTTTAGAGCCTGTACAAGAGAATGTAGTATCTCGTACCGATAAGATTCCTGTGATACGTTGGTATGGCTTAGTTCCTCGTTCAATGCTTGAAGGATTAGAAGAAGCTGAGAGTGAAGCAGAAGAGTTATTCCCTGAAGACTCTTTAGCCGATGATTACTCGGACATGGTAGAAGCTGTAGTTGTTATTGCTGATAAACAATATCTCCTTAAAGCTGAAGCATCTCCTTACATGATGAAAGATCGTCCTGTAGTTGCTTATCAAGCTGACTCGATGCCTGGACGCTTCTGGGGACGTGGTACTGCTGAGAAGGGCTACAATATGCAAAAAGCCCTTGACGCACAGATGCGTAGTCATTTAGATAGTTTAGCATTAACTACTGCTCCAATGATGGCTATGGACGCTACAAGGCTTCCTAGAGGTGCTAAGTATGAAGTAAGACCAGGAAAGAACTTCCTAGTTAACGGTAATCCTGCTGAGATCATGATGCCATTTAAGTTTGGCTCTACTGATGGCTCTAATATGCAGACTGCTCAGACTTTCCAGCAGATGCTCTTACAAGCTACTGGCACACTAGATAGCTCGTCTATGCCTCAGTCTGTCGCTGCAGGTGAAGCCTCTGGTGCTGGTATGTCGATGGCACTATCAGGTTTAATGAAGAAGAACAAACGTGCCTTAATTAACTTCCAAGAAGACTTCCTTGTACCGTTCATTGAACGTGCAGCTTGGAGATTCATGCAGTTCGATCCTGAGCGTTATCCTGTTCAAGACTTTAACTTTGTACCTCTATCTACAATGGGTATGATTGCTAGAGAGTATGAACAGCAACAGATGGTAGGTTTAATGCAGACTTTAGGACCTCAAAGCCCTATTACACCTATATTACTACAAGGAATCATCCAATCCTCTAGTTTATCCAATAGAGAAGAGATTATCCTACAGTTACAGAAGATGTCACAGCCTGATCCACAGCAACAACAGATGGCTCAACAGGCAATGATGCTTGATATGCAGTTAAAACAGACTCAGATACAGCTTTATGACGCTCAAGCTAAGAGAGCAATGGCTGAAGCAGGTCAAAGTATGGCTGAAACACAAGTTATTCCTGTAGAAGCACAAGCTAAACTAGCTGCTGCCTTGTCAAATAACATTAATAAGGACAATGGACAGCGAGAGTTTGAACAAAGAGCCAAGATTGCTGAGTTAGCTATTAAAGAAGCAGACGTAAACTCTAATGAACGGATAGCTTTTGCACAATTACAGTATAAATCACAAAAATAAGTTAAAAAACGCTTGACAAAGTGAAAAAACTATGATATAATATATTCTAAATCCCCTACTACAGGATAAGATAATGAATAAGGAATTACAAGAGTATTATGAGAATCGGTTCTCAATGATGACAACTCCAGGGTGGGTTGATTTATTAGAAGACATCGAGATAATGCTCAAAGCAACAGACACATTAGCTGGAGTTGAGACAGAACAACAGTTGCATTTTAAGAAAGGTGAGATGTCAATACTAAATTGGCTAAAACACCTCAGAAATGCAAGTATAGAAGTGTATGACCAACTGGTAAACGAAGAGTCTGACAATGAGTAGACGATTATTTGATTATCAGTGTAAGAATTCACACATTACGGAACGATTCGTTGATGAAACGGTAAAAGTTGTTCCGTGTTGTGGGTGTGACGAGACTGCAACTCGTATCATTTCCCCTGTTGGGATCTATTTAGAACCCTTCAGTGGACTCCATGTATCAGCATACGATAGATGGACTCGTGTGAGAGCTGAGAAGCTGGCACAGGAAAAGAAAACAAACGCAGAGCATGGCTCATAAATGGGTTTCGTTACCATCGAGTCATTTTTAATATCCTACAATCTTATACGACAGGAGACAACACATGGCTGAAATTATTGAACTGCCCGAAGATGATAGTAATGTTAGTAACTTAGAGCAACAAACTGAGCAAGATCCTACACAAGATGTAGATAACTCTGAACCAGTAGCAGCAATACCTGATAAGTATAGAGGTAAATCTCTAGAAGACATTATCAGGATGCACCAAGAATCTGAAAAGTTAATTGGTAGACAAGCTCAAGAAGTAGGTGAAAGCCGAAGGTTATTAGATGATGTCATCAAGCAACAACTCAATACAACAAAGCAAGACACGCAGCCAAGTGCTACACATAACGAAATAGATTATTTTGAAGATCCTGCCAAAGCAGTGAATTATGCAGTAGAGAACAATCCGCTTGTTAAGCAGTTAGCAGAGCAAGCAGAGATGCAAAGAAGGAATCAAGCACTGTCACAATTACAACAGGCTTATCCTACTTTCTCAGAGATTGTATCTAGTGAAGATTTTACTAATTGGATTAAAGCCTCGAAGGTTCGGATTGACTTATTTTCTAAAGCTCATAACTACGACTTAGATGCAGCAAATGAATTGTTAGAAAACTTTACTTCCTTGCGAGGAATAAAGGCTAAACAGTCAGATGATACATTAAAAGAAGCAGGTAAAGGCACTAGAGAACAAGCCTTAAAGTCCGCAGCCGTACAGAAGGGTGGCACAGGAGAGACAAGTAAACCTATTTATAGACGTGTCGATCTTATCCGTTTAAGAATGACCGATCCTGAAAGATATAACGCTATGCAACCTGACATTATGGCTGCATACGCTGAAGGAAGAGTCAAATAATTTTATTTAATAATTTAGGAGATTAAAAATGGCTTTAGGTACCTCACATCAAACCATCACTACAGGTGCTGCGTTTATTCCAGAAATTTGGAGTGACGAAGTAGTTGCAACATACAAGAAGAACTTAGTTCTTGCTAACCTTGTTAAGAAGATTTCTTTCAAAGGTAAGAAAGGTGATACACTAAATATTCCTAAACCTGCTCGTGGTTCTGCGTCAGCAAAAGCTGCATCTACTCAAGTTACTCTCGTAACTGATACTGCAACAAACATTGCTGTTACTATCGATCAACACTTCGAATATTCAATCTTAATTGAAGACATCGTTGAAGCACAAGCATTAGCTTCTATGCGTCAGTTCTACACTGATGATGCTGGTTATGCTCTAGCTCGTCAAGTTGATAGCACTTTAGTTCAACTCGGACGTGGTGTTCAAAGTGGTGGTGGAACTTCTGCATACAGTGGTGCTTTCTCTGGTGCAGACGGAACAACTGCTTATGTTGCTGCTTCTAACACTGGTTTTGCTGCTCTAACAGACGCTGCTATTCGTAGATCTATTCAGCGTTTAGATGACAACGATGTTCCAATGGACGGACGGTTCTTAATTGTTCCTCCTTCAACAAGAAATACTTTAATGGGTATTTCACGTTTCACTGAGCAAGCATTCGTTGGTGAAGTTGGTGGAAGCAACACAATCCGTAACGGTGAAATTGGTAACGTATACGGTGTTCCAGTATTCGTAACTAGTAACGCTGATACAACTTCTGGTTCTACAGCTACTAAGATTGCTTTGTTAGGTCATCGTGATTTTGCTGTACTAGTTGAGCAGATGGGTATTCGTTCACAGACTCAATACAAACAAGAGTATCTAGGCACATTGTTTACTGCTGATACACTCTTTGGTGTTAAAGAGTTAAGAGATGGGTCAGCAGTGGCTTTAGCAGTGCCCGCATAAGTCTTTGATTTATATAGTATTTTAGTACGGTCTCACAAGGACTTAAGAACACCTGAGGGGTGGTGTGTACGAAACCCCTAATTCCTCTCTTAAAGGATTGTTATGAAACAGTGTACTAAATGTAAAGAATTTAAACTATTAGAGTGTTTTGCTAAAGATAAATATAGAAAAAGCGGATTACGTTCAGCTTGTAAAGTTTGTTACAGTGTTTATGATACAGAAAGATATTGGAGCAATCCTGAGTTTCAAAGAAAACGTGTTCAAGACTACCGTAAAAACAACGTAGAAAAAGTAAAAGTTTCAAATCGTAATACAAAACTTAAAAGAGCATATAAAATTACGCAAGAACAGTTTCTAGAAATAAGTAATAAGCAAGATAATAAATGTGCTTGCTGTTATAAAGAAACAAAACTAGTAGTAGACCATTGTCATACTACACAAAAGATTAGAGAGTTATTGTGTCATAATTGTAATAC